AGCCTGCACCCAAGCCTGCACCCAAGCCTGCACCCAAGCCTGCACCCAAGCCTGCACCCAAGCCTGCACCCAAGCCTGCACCCAAGCCTGCACCCAAGCCTGCACCCAAGCCTGCACCCAAGCCTGCACCCAAGCCTGCCCCTAAGCCTGCCCCTAAGCCTGCCCCTAAGCCTGCCCCTAAGCCTGCCCCTAAGCCTGCCCCTAAGCCCGCTGCAGTTTAAATAGTTTCACATAATCCAGTCAAATGTTTCGCCGAATGCCTCGTCAGAAAACAGTTCTTCTCCACCAATGTTAGGCTTGCGCGTGTTGTTCTCAAACACCAGAGAAGATTTCTCCATAGCTTCCTTTACGAAAATATCGTCACTAATATCTTCGTACAGGTTCCTGAGAGTATCAACCTCCTCGAGCATGCGCTGCTCATACAAGTAAATCTCGTGATGGAGAGCGTAGTTGTTTTTAAGATATGCCTGCTCCTCCTTGGTATAACGGAGGATGAAGCTATTGCCGTAATCCCAGTGGCCGACATATCCGCATGGAATGAGATATCTCTGATACTCGCAGTAGGAAATCTCCTCGAATGCGAGTTCCATGAGGTGCTCCAGGTTGGTGAGGGCGATGGCCATGATTGTTGGGGGGTGTTTGCTTGAGAGGCTTTTTGAGTGTTTAATTATTTGGTAGTTACAAGACTCGGGTGCTCTATTTATGGTAAAACTGTTGCCGGGGTCAAATGACATTACCGGGGTCAAACAACAAAGCAAGACACACAAGCAAAACATGCAAAGCACGAAAACGAGACGCAAGGTAAAACGAATGTACTAGATGAACGTACGAATGTATTTAGGGACTGTTCGTAATATATTGATTGACCTTCTTTTTGATAAAGAAATGTCTGATAAGGACTATGCCTGCAATAAATACCGCTGGGACCAAAAAGATGAGAAACAAACCATAAATACCGCTCAAGTTGATGGGTTCTGCAATGTTATCGCAGTATTCTCTGCTGATATCAAACGCAAAGTCTATGGCGAGGATCTTTTCTGATATGGCTTGAATATTTTCGGCTCCGAATTTAGCAGCAATATAGATGTATTTAGCCACCCCGATGCCTCTGACAGGCACCAACAAATCTTCGCACGTTTTGATATTTCTGAGCAGGTAATTCTCTGCGACGATGTAATCAAAGTTTTCTGAATCATGTAAGGTTACGAGCGTGGAAATTGAAGTTTCGGAATTTGATCTTGAATCAGTTGCAAGCAAATGATTTTCCTTTGCCAAAGTTGGCATTGACACAAAACGTTCCAACGTAAGTCGTATAATTGAGGTTGTCGTATTTCCTGTTGGCGTCCCGAGGGTCTTTAATATATTTTCCTGCAGAGTCCAGAACTGTCAGTTCTGATAGGCCTCGTTTGTGGGCCCAGAGCCCGGCGGCCTTTATAAGAATTGGGTCCCCCTTGGCGGGTTTGTTCACCGGGGAGTTCAATTGGTTTTTATTGACACCAATGTTTTTGGCGAGAGAGTTTATGTTTTTCTGCCCATCGCTTTCGATGAGGACATCTCCCATCTGGCGATACCAGTGATAATCGTTGCCGGGGTCGACGAATGCCATAATTTTGTAATAGTTTTTCTTGCACTTTACACATGGAGATGATACATATCCTCCATTTGTCTTGGTGTCCAGGTCCGCTATGGTTCTTTCTTTCAGAATTTTTGGATTCGTGAGATCGTCGTACGGTGTAAGAGTTTTTGATAATTTCCCTGGCTGTAATTTTCTGTTTTCGGACGATTTAAAAAAGTCGATCGCAAACCCATAACAATTATTATTCCTTTTCCCCCATTTTTCCGAACCATACACCGAGTTTGTAAATGGTTCCTCGCTGCCAGATAGAGGTAGTCCCCCTTTCGCCATTTTTGCAATCGATCCGTCGGAGGACCTGGGAGCGTTATTCGTGTTGTTATTTTTATTCATTTACATATATGTAATATTTTTAATTATCGTGAATAACTGGCTTATCGATACAATATTTTATATACGACCATTTGAATTTATATGTGGTTTTATATCTGGCGTCACCACGAGCACATGCACGAATATTTGAACCATTTTTTTTATTCAGGTGACGAGCCGCCTCTTCACTCGAACCAAACGATCGGACGAAGTTGTCATCAAGATCATACTGATACACTCGCTTGGAGCCATGATGTTTATCGCCCGTTCTTCCATACCAGCTGTTCTTCTCACCTTTTTTTGCTTCTCTCTGTTTTTGTTTTGTTTCCTTGCTCGTTGTTTTTCCAAACATGTGATTTTTATCTCCTTTTATTGATTCGCCGTGCTTTTTGTTGGTTTCATCACTTCTGGATTTTCCATACATATGATTTTTCTCACCTTGCTGTGCTTCTCCTATTTTTTGTTTGTGTTCCTCGCTCTTTGATATCCCAAGATGTGCTTCTCTATTCTTTTGTTTGGATTCCTCACTCATCTTACCATGACTTCCACCACCTTCCCTTAGATTGTAACCATTCGGTGATAGAGTTCTAAGAACTTCTACCATAAGCTCCTCGTGCTTGTTCAAGTCCTCGTCTGGACATTCATACCAATCTTTTTCGAAGTTGTTCCATCCGTGATATTGAATGGCGTTATAAATCGCCACACATCCACTGCTCTTTCCTGTTTCATGTTCTTCTAGGCGTGTTTGTATGGGACGAAATGTCTGTCCAATATACGCCTTTCCCGATGGTGATGTGAGCATATAAATATATCCCATTTGTATGATTTTTACATAATTGTATGATTATTTATACTTTGTTTGTCAATATGGCAGGCACATTTGTTGCGTCAGACAATGGAGATTGCCTCCGCCGAGTAGAAGTTCACGAGAATAGAATCCGATGACCTTTCTGTCAGGGAATATTTTTTTGAATTGTTCCTCTGCGAGTTTATCGTATTTCTCATCACCAAAAGTCGGGAAAATGATTGCTCCATTGGGCATGATGAAGTTTACGTACGACGCTGCCAGACGGTCACCAGCCTCGCGCACAACCGCTTCCCCGGAGTTTACCACGCCTTGTGCTTCTTCCTCCGTGGTGTACATGTCGTCAGGGATATGCATCTTATGAACAATAAACCGACGGTCTTTCGCGTCTCTGATCGTGGTCAAGTAATCATATGCCGCCTTGGAACGCGGGTATTGCGGATGGCTTGTGTCGTCGGTCCATGTGAGTACGATTTCCCCAGGTCGTGCAAAAGCCGCCATGTTATCGATATGGCCATTTGTTTCGTCATCAACAACGCCGTTCTCGAGCCAAATAATCTTTTCAACGTTCAGATATTTTTTCAGATTTTCTTCTAGCTCCGCCCCTGTGAATTGACAGTTCCTGCCTACGTCGAGAAGACATTCTACGGTCGTCATGCAAGTGCCTTCACCATCTACGTGAATAGACCCACCCTCTAGAATAAACGATGGCTTGTACACACTCGCCCCCTGGATTTTGCACATGAATTCGGCTACCTTTTCATCATGTTTCCACGAGGAATATAACCCGTTCACAACTCCTCCCCATGCATTGAACCCCCACGACACGCCTCTAATTTCTTTCCCATTGGTAACAAATGTTGCACCGGTGTCCCGCACCCATGCGTCGTCAGTTTCCCCGACCACGATACTTACGGTATCGTCAACGGATGAAAGTGCCTCCCGCATGCATCTCCGCGGGACTATCATAATGACTTTCTCGAACTTACTCACTAAGTTGGCAAGATTGCATATAGCCTTTTGAGCATCCTTGGCATTGTTTCGCCAGTTGTCAGCCCTGTGGGGAAATGCCATCCATGTTAGGGCATGGGGTTCGAACTCTCCGGGCATGCGGAATCCGTCTTCTCTGGGGGTAGCCATTTCAATTATATATTTATTGGATTACATTCGTGTTAAAACTATTAATTTGTCAATATATATGTAATTTTAATAATTTAACAATGTCGTAAGAAAAGTTTATATAGAATGAGTAGATTTGACAAAGCCCTCCAATCTCTTCAGCCGAATATTAAGGATATCGTTCGGACATTCTTGCTCGACACAAATTTTGGGGACCACGAGTACCGCAGATACATGGTTATCGGTTTCACGACCCCAGCTGATAATCATTTGGGGTATCGAAGGCTCGAACTTAATACATATAAAGACGGCCGTATTCCTGCTTTGTTCCACGATACGGATATTGTAAAGTATGAAGAACAAGACCCCTCCTCCACCCCCCTGGCTTATGACTACGAAAAACATGTGGCAATTAAACAAACATTCGAAAACGTGATGAACTTGATTGATTCTACACCCATCATGCACATTCTCGATATTTTAGTGAAAAAGTTTCACGCGGAAAGCGACATGATCTATAATTGGCGCGAATTAGCAGACCTGGCGGATGCGAAAGCTTTCGGAGATGAGACACTTTCTATCGAGTAATGTATATCAACATATCAAGTCATTTAATAGTAGCTGTTGTAAGTATATCAAAATGGTTCAAAAGACGTTTTACAACCCGGTGTCTGCTCCGGCTGACATTAGAGCCAAGTCCGCAGAGATGCTCAAAGAAATCGTCGGGGATGCAGACATCGCTAGGCTTCTCGAAAGGGCTACGTGGAACCACGCGGTGATGTTCTGCAAGAGGAAAGAGCAGCCGCTTAATTGGGATAATTCAGCGTTTAGGAATGCATACACACAGAAGGTGCTAGGTGTTCGGTACATCGCGCGAGAGAAACCAGACGTCCTCCAGAAATACATGGAAATAGACCCTACCCTAAAGGCGTTTGTGAATGCCAAACCACACGAGCTATGGCCTGAAAAATGGGCGCAAGCTTTCGAGGACGCTGCACGTAAGGCACTGCGCTTCACGGACGCATCCGCGATGGACCCCAAGCTGATGCCAGACGGTATTCTTCAATGTAGGTGTGGGAGCAAGAAGACGAGCTATTACGAGATGCAGTGCCGCAGCGCCGACGAGCCTATGACGGTATTTGCAAAATGCCACGAGTGCTCCAAAAGATGGAAGCAATGACATATCGTCAATACAAAGTATTTAAGATGTCCGTGTTATGATATGTAAAAATGGAAATAATAGAAAAGCCGGCTGAGTATTACACATTTGAGACAGGAGAATATTTCAGTTTTCAAAAAAGATACACAATTGATACTCACGGAAATATACGAGGACGGTGTAATAAAATACTTAAGCCACGTGATATTATTTTTGATATACAACTTACGGATGATGACGGTAAGATTACAACTCAATATGTCTCTAATAACGAGTATAATCAGTTAAAGCGGACGAGCCCATGACTGTGTTTGCAAGATGTCACAGTATTTATACTTGCCGTAGCACGCCATCTCATCTCTTTTCAGTAAGATTTCTTTACTTATAACGTCTTGTATGAAACGTACACTCTCGTGTTTGTTATGTTCAATGAGAACGTCTATAAGATCTAACTCTCCATAATTAAACAATTCATCATGTTTATCTCTTATACAATACTCGCCGTCTATCACTATTTCGAACCCATAACTTAACAACATTCTGGCGCGTGGTACGTCTTCGCTCAGAAGAACATCTATCATAGGTCTAAACGGTCTATGTAATCCCTCGAATTTATCAACAACAGATGGGAAGTCTTGGTGATATATTGCACAAATAGTGAAGAAATTGTATGTTATATACGACGACCCTCTGTATATAAGTGTGTCGACTTCTCGTAGGAATGGGTACTTTTCTATCATTTTAAAAGCTTGTTCGAACAAATTATATGTTAATAGGATGCCTTTACTTCGTTGGATGATAGCGCCAAGTAATAAACTGTACTCGTGTTTAATACTAGACCTCTGTGACAAAGATGTGTCAAACATCTACACTTATTTTATGTTATATATTTAATATTGTATTATGACGAATAGACAGAAAGATGGATATGGTGCGTATTCTGGAGGCCATTATGTCAGGATAAAAAAATTAAGAGAAGGACAAGCTGTACATAATGAACACCAAAAACAAGTTGCGATAAAAGCAAACAAAAAGATGATGGAAGAATTTAAAGCATTACAATCAACAAAAACGAGACAAACGTTGCCATTTGGAACAAAATACATATACAGGGGGGTGAAAAATATAAACAATACGACAAACTATCAACAAAATTCACAGGGAAATTATTTGAAAGATTACAAATCATATATATCATTTTCAAGATCAATAGATGTTGCAAAGCATTTTGCCTCTGGAGGTTTCGCACACTCGCCGGCTATATTGTTACTGGACATACGAGAAATATCCAAGAAAGTCCCTCTTATTTACGATGGCGTATGGGGTTTTAAATCCAGTAACCCTGATGAACAGGAAGTTTTATTACCCCCTGGTAGACTTATTATATCAAGACATCCTCTCCGCAGCGTACAGTATTATCATCATAAAATACCCATCCTTCGCGTGGTTAACTTTTTTCCAAATAAAGCCGTAAGGAATATGAGTAGCGGCCAAGTAAACCCTTACAAGAAAAAATGATTATACTCTAAATTACGGTTTGTCGATACGAGAAGCGCAGACGAACCTATGACCGTGTTTGCAAAATGTCATACTTGCTCAAAACGGTGGAAGCAATAAATTTACATGTAATACAGATAATCATTGAGAAGGATAATGGCCAAGTGGATAATTTTAATAACCTGGTCGTAATTCATCGTTAGAATAACCTCTTCAATATTATTCATTTTAATTAAACATTCAAATAGCTTTTGATTGTTTAAATAATAGGAAAATACCCCTGGACAAACGATATTTACATCAAGGGAAGTTGGCGGTATAACGCGACGTACGCCAGGTACAGTGCCACGAAGGCGAACAGGGCGAACCCGGCGGCTCCGAGGATGAGATTTTTCACGAACCCAGATGCGATCAGAACGATTATTGCTATTATGACGGCGATCAATGCGATAATTCCAGTCCGGTTCATTATATATCATAATGGTATATTTTATTTTTGTCCGCAGAATATAATATGTTTGTCGTTTGACCCATGGGGTATAAACTGTATAAATAGACGCTAAGGCTCTGTATCTATTATTAAAATATAAAATGGATATCGAACGCGCCGAACAGAAGCAAGAGCACGAACGCAAGAATGTCCGCGGGTGGTCGTTTGCGATTTTATCGCTCGCATCCCTCGGCATCGTTTATGGTGACATTGGAACCTCCCCGCTATACGTGATGTCGTCTGTCTTTGTTGATAAGACGGAGCGTCCATCGGACATGTATATGCTCGGTGTATTTTCGACTATATTTTGGACCATCACGCTCATGGTTCTCGTGAAATACGTGTGGGTGACACTCGCCATTGACGATCATGGTGAAGGTGGCGTTTTCGCGCTATATTCCATTATTCGCCGCGCCGTCACTGAAAAATCGGTAGATTTCGGTCTCATTGATGGAGATGAGATTGTGGAATCCAAGACCCGAGCTTTCCTTGAAAAGAGCAAGATGGTGCGTCGGGTCATTTTTGTCGTGGTCGTCCTGTGCGCTGCACTCACGATGAGCGACGGTGTCTTGACCCCTGCTATCAGTGTGATATCCGCGGCGGAGGGTATCAAGTTTCATACCAATATTTCACACGATGCCGTTATTGGTATCACAGTGGGTATTCTTATCGCACTGTTTGCGTTCCAGTTTTTGGGAACGAAGAAGATCGGGGTGACATTCGGCCCAATGATGCTGTTGTGGTTCGCTTTCAACTTCTCAGTGGGTGTATACAATGTCACTAAGATGCCCAGCGTCTTCAAGGCGTTTTCGCCGCATTATATATACTATTACTGGTCCGAGTTTGGTTTCTTCTCCGCATTCCAAACGCTGGGGGCGATTCTCCTCGCGATTACTGGAGTGGAGGCATTGTATGCGGACATGGGACACCTGAATGCATCCTCTATCCGGATGTCATTCACCTTCATCGTGTACCCTTCTCTCGTCATGACATATCTCGGTCAGACGGCCATCGTGATGAAGGACTACACCATGGCCCCATCGGTGTACTGGTCGAGCATCCCTCAGATGTTTATTTGGCCATCGGTGGTCATCGCGACGTCTGCGACTGTCATCGCATCCCAAGCTCTCATCACTGGAACATTCACGGTCATCCAACAGGCAATTCACGCGAACATATTCCCCAGGATGGCCATCCGACAGACGAGCATAGACCACGCGGGTCAAATTTACATCCCTGCCGTGAACTTTGTGCTATTTGTTGGAAGCATCACGACGGTATTGATATTCGGCGAAAGCGGTAAGATCGCAAATGCATACGGATTTGCCATTGCTGTCGTCATTTTCCTGACTCACATCATATTCTGTATCGTGATGTCTTTGCTCGGAAAGAATCGCTTTGTTATCTTTATATTTTCTACCTTCTTCGGTATCATTTCCGCGATGTTTTTGGCGAGCACGGCGACCAAGGTTCCTACCGGGGCCTGGTTTTCCCTGGCCATTGGCGCAGTATTGTCTTGCATTTCTTTCATTTGGCACCGCGGGTACCGGATGAAGATCCGTTACATCAAGCGGAACAAGGTTATGGCACACGAATTATTCACACGTGGTCAGAACAATTCGAACAATGTTATTTTCTACAACGAAATCTCAAACGGCGTCATCCCAGCATTCAGGCAAGTTACAACTCTGGTCCCTATTTCCGGTGCCAAGAACATCATGTTGCAGGTTCGCAAGACGGCCATTCCCCGGGTTCCAGAGGACCAGCGTTTCCTGGTATCCTTTGAACATGATGTATATTGGGTCGTAGCTCGTTATGGTTACGCTGAGAAGATAGACCACGGGGTGGACTTCACGCGCAAGTTGTGTGATGCTGTCGGCGCAGAGTCTTGTGATGTCGTCTTTGTGGTTGCAAAGACACACCTCATAGCAGCATCAAATTCAAACATGTTCAAGAAGCTGTTCCTTCGCGCATATTCTATTCTGGCATTGGTTTCGCTCGCCATGACGAAATCTTTCAAGACACCCAGAAACCGCCTGGCCATATTCGAAGCGGTATACGATGTATGAAATGTCAGTTTGTCGATACGAAGAAATTCATATTGACACTTCGTAATATAAAGTATAATGGCCAATGTGTAAATAAATACAAGATGAACCCACACCATCACCACGAGTTGTGCAAATTACCTCGAATCACTCATCTTTCGGAAGATTTCGGGTTGTCTGCGAGAATGTGTTATACAGATGAAAACAAATACGAGGAAGATCTAAAGATTATAAGAGACGAAGCAGCCGAAATAGACGACTTTTTAGATATGTATAATGAGAGACAAGACAAAGACTTCAATGGTATCGTGGTAAGCATATCAAAGGGCAGACCGATCATATTCGTGATTGACAACCAAATGTCTTGTTGTGAAAAAGTCGGAGTCAACATTGTGTGTCCGGAGGGATTATCTCGCGATGATTTTATCGGGGCGATGATTACGAATGTCAAATGGGGAAGAGAAGAACGTGATGAAGAAATAGACTATTGTTTTTCCGAAATTATAATAGAGACGACGATTGGGAACTTGACACTGACGGCCTTTAACGAACACAACGGATATTACTCACACGATGTTATTGCGTGTTTCAACGATGAGATTGAACACTTCAGACTATGACATATTGACACTTCGTGTTATAAAAGACATCAAGCATATGTAAAATCAAAAATGGAAGAACCTCTCAAATACTACTTTGCGAATAACGCGAAGGAGTGCGTTCTGTTCGACAAATACACCATCGATAAAAACGGAGTCGTCAGGAACGAGAAAAAAGAGGCATTGGTGTACAGTACAAACAAAAAAGGATACCAAAAAGTCGACGTGTGCGTTGTCTCCGGTAAAAGACGTGGTATTCAAATAGGTCGGGCAATCGTGTGCACGTTCCTCGGACAACCCCCGACGCTGGAACACACCGCGGATCACATCGATCAGAATCCCTCGAACAATAATATCGCGAATCTTCGGTGGGCTACAAAGAAGGAACAAAATGATAATCAGACTCGTCCGGACATTTTGAAGACCGCATTCCTCATCGTTCATGCCGAAAAGGAGAAAACTGCAAAGGAATGGGTTGAGTACTTTAACTCGAAGAACGAGAAGAACTCGTTTGGCCGCGAGTACACGGAAGAAATGATCAAGATTTACGTTCGAAGGAATCAGAACGGATTCGCGTACAAAGAATATCCCTATATGGAAGGAGAAGTCTGGAAAGAGGTCGAAGGATCGAAGACCAAACAAGGAGTGTGGATGATCTCAAACATGTGCCGCGTCAAATACGTCACGAAATATGCAGAAAATGTTCTGTCGGGAGTTCGTCTCGGTCTGTTGAATGGATATCCTATGATCAGGTTCGGCGGAAAAAATTGGAAACTTCACATCGTCGCGTTCATGACATTCTTCCCGGACAAGTGGGCGAACAAGAAGCCAGACGAGATGGTCCTTCACGAAGAAGATAATAAAATGGATTTCAGGCCGGAAATGCTCAGGCTTGGTACCAAGTCCGAAAACGGTACAGACGCACACGATAACGGTAAGTACGATGGCACCAGGAGCGAGAAGCAGAAGTGCGCCTCGTATATCAAAGGCGTATTCGAGAAGGATTACGATTCGCAAAGCGACGCCGCAGAGTATTTGCGATCGAATGGGTATGAGAAAGCGAGACAAGGTAAGATTAGCACGGCATTGATTGAAACAAATAAACATGGAAGTCCTAAGACCGCATACGGTCGAACGTGGATGCTCGTGTGAATGCGAAGATCAAGAACCGTACCAATCATACGACGAAGAGATCGAACAATTTGAATGTTATTTGATCCAGGTATATCATATCGTCAGATTGATCTATAAGAGACATCGAACATGTGTAAAACACAAATTAATGCAATGACTTTCGAAAGTACTTTATCCCACCCCCTGGATGTCCTCCAGAAGCAAGGAATCGAAAGTATGAAGAGTAATCATTCTGTTATGGTGGCAGCTCCCACTGGTTCTGGAAAGACGATTTTCGCGGAATATGCGTGGCATCTCTCTCGCGAAGCAGGAACCAAGATGATTTACTGCGCACCCCTGAAGAGTATAAGTAATCAAAAATACCGCGATTTTAAAAAGAAGTTTGGCGAAGACAACGTGGGTATCATCACAGGCGATGTCGTCGTGAACGAAAACGCGGATTTGTTGATAATGACTACAGAAATTTTGAGGGCTCTCGTATTTGCTCGCGACGGTCGTCTTAACGATGTCAAGTGGTTTGTCGTAGACGAGATTCATTATTTCAACGACCCGTCAAGAGGTTCTGTTTACGAAGAACTCCTAATTTTGGTACCGGACACCATGAGGGCAGTGTTTCTGTCTGCGACCGTCCCGAACTCAAAAGATTTCGCCACGTGGTTCGGTGTTTTGAAGAACCATCAAGTCGACGTCGTTTTCACAAATAAGAGACCAGTCCCTCTGAGTTTCCACGTCATCAACAACAACGAAATCAAGGACATCTCCGAGTTCGACAAGATCAAAAACGATGTCCCCACCGTGATTGACAAGAAGCTCGTGAAGCTTCTGCAGGACAACCAGATGACACCGAGCATCTTTTTTTCTTGCAACAAGATCCGGATCGAAGCACTGGCGAATCGTCTTTCTAAAGAAGGCGATATTGTGTCTGTATACGAATCGAAAAATATTAAAAAGACATTCCAAGACCTGCTCAGGAAGTACAAGATTCCAGAAGAGTACACATTCCATCAAAAATACATGGGCTATGCCGTAGAGGGTATCGCAGTGCATCATGCTGGGATGCCGCCGTACGTGAAGGAGATCATCGAGATGTTGTTCTGCAAAGGAATGCTGCCCATCCTGATTTCCACAGAGACCTTCGCGGTTGGAGTCAACTCTCCAGTACGGTCGGTGGTATTCGAGAGTCTGTACAAATTCGACGGTTCTGAGCATCGAATGTTCAAGGAGTCTGAGTTTGTCCAAATGGCTGGGCGTGCAGGGCGTCGTGGCTTTGATACCGAAGGCTCGGTGTTTGTCCTGTACGACCCTACCGTTCCAAGGAACACGATGTCTAAACTTATCGTCGGGAAACCCGAGGCACTTCGGTCTTCGCTCAAAATGTCTGCAGGATTTGTGCTTCGTTGCATGCAGAGAAACATCGATGTTGAAAACGTCATCAAAGGCACGTTTGATTCCTTCTCATCATACAAACCAACCGACACAGAACTCGCACAGGGACGTCTCTTCGAAACGAAGCGTGTATTGTGGGGGAAGCTTCTGTCGCAAGTAGATATCTGGAAATTCGTCAGAGTTGGAATGAAGTGCTTCATGGATGATGGTAAGATTGGCGTAATCAAGGAAGTTGCGTCGAATGGTGCATACAAGGTCGTTCTCGGAGACGATAGCATCGCATCTTCCGGAGTCGTGGAAATCGACATGAAACTTGACATGAAGATCAAGAACTTTGACAGTGCGATCGTGCTATCAAAACTAAAGAATATTGGACCGGTCGGAAAGCCTGCAAATTATGATGACATCATGGAATACATTCAATCATCACACATCAATCACGGTCTCCTGGAAGATTACCAGGAATATAGACTATGGTTGGAAAGCGAGAATCTTTGCAACGGAACTGTACTTACTCCTCTCGGAGAGATCGCTGCGAAAATTGGATCCATCTGCCCGGCACTTGGCGCCAAACTTTTGGCTGACGACAACAAAGATAAAGACATCGTGGCGGCCGTTTCAACGTTCTCTGCTGCGAGAGACAACTCATCCTCTGGAAAATCTTTCAAAATTCCATTCGCGGACTACTGCCCTATCTCTCTGGATTGGGATATCATTGCTGGCGTTCTTAAATGGTTTGATGGCGAGACGATCGAAGACATTTGCAAGGCAGGAAATATGTTTGAAGGTACTTTGATATCGTGTATTACTCAGACGAGGAACGCCGTTATGGAGCTCATCAACGCTGGTGGAAAGAACGATAAACTAACGAAAATTCATGATCAACTCAATCGAGGAGTTGCTAGTTTTGGTTCGTTGTATCTTTAAAAGCATGCATGAAAGAAATGTCAGTTTGTCGATACGAGCAAAATCATATTGACAAAATGGAATATAAATACATTCGAATGTATATATTATGTAAAAATGGTATACAAGGATCCTGTCGCGCGTAAAGCGTATCTCGAAAAATATCGTGCAGACAATAAAGAAAAGCATAAAGCGTATCTCGAAAAATATCGCGCAGACAATAAAGAAAAGCAGAAAGAATATAATGATGATTATTATGGAATCAATAAAGAACAACAGAACGAACAGAACGCAAAATATCGCGAAGACCTAAAACAACATGCATGCGATTCTATAACATCTGGTAGAATTATTGATAAGAATAAATGGGATGTGTGGTGCAACACGATTAAAAGAAGTGCTAAAACTAATAAACAACCGTATTCCGAAGACTTTACTAATGTTATCATGTTTGAAATGATGATACGAGGGTGCTTCTATTGCGGTGACACTGCGACCACGATAGATCGTGTAGATTCTACTCTCGACCATACGCCTACTAATTGCGTTAGCAGTTGCAAAGGATGCAACAAATCAAAAGGTGCTGTGAATCTTTCAGCATTCATCAGAAAAGCATATTACCGTGTTCGTAAAAAATATTATGACCAAGACACCGCCATTTGGTTCGTTCATAAGAATAAACCGAGATTAGATCAATACAAAAGAAAGGCAAATAAACAAGGAGTTCCATTCGATCTTTCGAACGAAGACCTTCATGGTTTGATCAAAGGCGATTGTGAGTATTGCCATCGGACTCCTACTACGTGGTTCGGAGTAGATCGTGTGATTCCATCCCAAGGATATGTGCTATACAACGTCGTATCGTGTTGCTGGGATTGCAATCTTGACAAACTCGAGGACGATGTTGCAAGTATGATCGCACGAAATGAACGAATCGCCAACCGCATTGGTGATATTTTTAAGATTGTGGATACGAAGGGTTATACATCGAAGTAATCTGAAGGGAATCCCATAATCCAACTAACCCAGTGATAATTCAAATACCACCCGTGTTTACCTCCCTCAGAGAAAGCAACTTGTGCTGATAACATCTTGACGGAACGTTCCGTTAATGTTCGCGGTGATTTAGAATGCCTCATCATGAACGTTGGCGTTGCCCAATACTTTGCCACTACTGATTTCTTCAGTATTTTAGTAACATCACATCTTACCGCAAAGGATTCCTCGTTGTGTCTCGGGGAAATAATAATATTCAGAGGAGGAGTTTTCTGGTGTTTCAATTTAAACGTTGTAATTTTCCCATTCACAGAAAACCCATTTTTTTCACTGGATTTTGTTTTTAAAGTAGACAAATTCACCAACGTAGAAAATGCATATCTTACCTGATCTGGCACGACGGCATTCCCAAGAAACCCGAGTAAATTTCTATTTTCTATAGAGTATTTTTCTACTTGCCGCGCGGGTTCATTCGAATTCCAAACAAACTTGTTGACGTCGGGGATATAAATTTTCGCATCAATACCTCGTTTATTCGCCAAACAGAACCATCTATTGCGCTGATGATGAGCTCCGACGCAAGTAGAAATACATGTTAGCCATCTGCAATCATACCCAAGCTCGTCGAATGCGTCAACGACCACCCTAATGTTTTCCGGCGTGGATAGAACATGTGAATTCTCGAGGAATAAATACTTGGGTTCACACTCCTTCGCAATTCTGACAACTTCTCTAAATAACCCCGATGCTTCGTGATCAAACCCAGTTCCTTTCCCCGCCACAGAAAAACCAGTGCATGGCCATCCCGCGGTGATTATATCTACATTTCCCTTCCACCCTGTCGCGTCAAATGTACATACGTCGTCGAATACCGGGATCTCTGGATGCTTTTGTTCCAAGAACCCCCGCGCGTCTGTATTTTTTTCGACAAACAATAGTGGTGTTACTATGCCGCGCAGTCCGTATGTGATTCCTCCGATGCCAGAGAACAGATCAAGGGCGTGAAGCATTTCTATACGTATCGATAACAATTATGCTCTTTTTGCGAACATATCGACACTTTGGTGTATTAAGTGGAGCATCGTTGGATGATTTTCAATAAAATTAAAAATGCATTGCGGATTCCCCCCCTGTCTATATGTTTCTAACGACATGTGGCTCAAGATTATTTTGCTCATCGTCGCATTCATGGGATTCTTCGGCAGTATTTACCTTCTATATTGACAAGTTATTGTATTTAACAAGACATCATGACGGTAATGTAAAAATGAAGGCTCAGGTTGTGTTCGCATCTCTCCTACTGTTCATTGGGCTGGCAGGATTCGTGACGACTCTGACTCTTGGTCTCGTTTATAATTTCGGCGTCGTGATGATCGGACTATTAGTGTTCTTCTTCGTAGTAGCAATTGTCGGCCTGGTAACCGTGGTGAATAAATGTGGTGACTCGGAAAATGAAAACATTGGTTTGAGTTGTTGGCACGGAGTCTAAAGATGACGCAAATACCATGGAAGTATTTCCTCCTTTTTCTTCTCCTTGGGCAAAAGACACTCGATCTTCTGTCTCGGGGGCACGTATGATTTACATGCAAAGTGTGCAAATGGATTGACCTTGGGTTCGTGGTGTTTAACTGTGACTTCTGGAACTTCGGCATCTAATGGAATCGCGGGCGAATCATTAAACTTTATATTGTATCCATTTTTTATAGAATCATACTCGGTCATGTAAAAATTCTCCCAGAAATCTAAATATTTCACAGGAATATCTCGCTTGAGCACCGATGCGTACACCTCTTCAGGTTGGTATTTATTCAGCGCATTCTTCAGTTTGACACAGCCAGAGTCGTCCCTGCGGTGCTCACGCATTCGCGAGAAGATCGTCCGCTTGGTTTGGCCGATATACACTTTGCCATTTGGGAATAGTATCTTATAAATGATTCCGGTTTCTTCTTCGAGAATGATCATAATTTTTACGATAGTAATTTATTATATCTTAAATTGTTATCGTAAAATGTTTTGCTTCTGTTTCATACCTAGAGACAGAACCATAAAGGTGTTTGAATCAATGACGTTCGACCAGTTCTACGACCAGTTTTTCGAAGTTTTAATTCCGCAAACTATTACCAAGAAGCGTTTCTTGTCTGCAAACCGTTACAGAAGACTTTTTTGGAGAAATATGATTTACAGTGGGCACCGGGTATATATTCCAAAGTTTTGACATATTGACAAACGTATTAACTTATACTCGCGACACGCGTGTAAGTTAAAATGTTGCTGTCGCGCCAGGGGGCTACTATTAAAATTAGTGATTTGACTGAAAAGGAAAAGAAACTTGTGAACCGTGAGCTCTTCGTCGCACCGGTCACCCTGAACGACGATTTCCCCAAAAAGTTCAAGGTATTTAAAAGGAGTGACACTCACGTAGTGGTCCCTAAATTTTGGGCCCTGGATAACCTGAAACACCTCCAAGCGACGCACGAGTATGGTGATGTGAAGCCGATGAACACATCCGTAAAGTTCACCGGTTCGCTCCGTAAAGAACTGAAACAAGTCGAAGCGACGGACGCGTTGCTGAAGCAACTGAAGACCGTAGGTGGTGGGATTTTGTCGCTCGATACAGGGTTTGGTAAGACGGTCTGCAGTATCTACACCGCCTGTCAATTGGGAGTGAAAACGATGATCCTTGTTCATAAGAAATTTCTCGAAGAACAATTCGAAGAAACCATCAAGCGGTTCGTTCCGGACGCAAAGATTTCTAAAATCCGTGGCGATTCTTGTGATATTTCTGGCGACTTTATAATTGCTTCAATCCAAACACTGATGGTTAGGAAGTATGACGACTTCGACGGGGTTGGGTGTCTGATCGTAGACGAAAGTCATCACATTGCGGCAGAAAGTTTCTCCCAGACGATGTTTGGTATTTCTTTCAAATATGTGATTGGGTTGTCCGCAACTCCAACGCGAAAGGACGGGTTGACCAGGGTTCTCCATTGGTTTATGGGGACTACCGCCTACGAAGTTCGCAGGACCCAACAAAAAAACGTGTGCGTGAAGATAATCCCGTTCACCCATGCGGAATACAAGAAGCCCCCTCCTGTCAACAAACGGGGGGATATTTGCTATACGTCGCTCATAACCAAGATCTGCGAAATTCGGGACAGGACTCTTTTTATTGCGGAAGAAACTAAGAAAATCGCGGAAACTGGGCGATATGTGTTGGTCCTGAGCCACCGACGCCAGCATGCCATGGAAATAAGAGACATCCTAGTGTCCCTCGGAATCGACGCAGCAACGTATCTCGGCGGGGATCGGTCGGAGCCGGATGCACAGGTGATTTGCGCTACGTATCATTTGGCATCAGAGGGATATGATAACCCGCGACTTTCAGGACTGGTTCTGTCTACGCCGTCGAGCGACGTGGTACAAGCGTGTGGACGCATCCTACGCGGCGGCAGTGGCAACGACCCGATTGTAATTGATATTGTTGATCAGTATTCACTTTTTCTTGGACAAGTCGCAAAGCGAAAGGCCTTTTACAGAAAGATTGGTTTTAATATGGGAAAAGACGCTGCTCCTGCTCCGAAGTTAGAAGAACAACTATCATCAATGTTCATCGACGATGACTGATATCGTCAAGACAAATAACTTATACCATTTCTTGTAATATTTTAATAAAAATGACGTTTCTAAAAGAACTGCGTAGAAACGCCGTAGAAACTCTACAGACAGGGAAAGTCGTTGACCAATACATTTGGAATGTGTTTTGCACTATGCTAAAAACGTTTCCGTGCTCCGATGATTTCTCAACGGACGACTTGTTTCAGTTGTTGACTCAATGTTGTGACATGTGCCAAGGGGTTGAAGAACATCATCATCACGAGGAACATGGGTCGTGCTGTAAACAGTGTGCTCAAGAAAGAGAAAACGCGGAGGATATCATACCGTTTATCATGAAGAATTATTATCACGCGCATAAGAGACATTACGATGACGCCACTGACATATGGTTCGCACAGGGCGATACTCCAGTTATATATCGTTACGAGGTTATTAAAGATTGTTTGCCACGCAAGATTGATTTCTCTGAATTATGCAAAGATACCTGCGCAATCTGTAGTCGTTTTATACCCCCTGGAGAAGTCGAAAATAAGTTGAGTTACATCGTATAGCATATTGACAAGCATGTTCATTTCGAAAGTTATGTGAATATAATTCGAAACTAAGATGTATTATGTAATAAATCACTCAAATTCTTCAAAATCACTGTCGTCATCCTGCTCGTCGGGAGCTGAAGCGCCGACAACATCCTTGACATTCTCCTCGAAGTCTTGCAGACCAGTCTGCACCTCCTTAACGAAGCTGGAGGAGGCACCGGACAGAATCGGCTCCACCTCGGAGTCGAGATCCCTTGCCACGTTTTGGGCATACACACTGGAAGCGAGGACACCCTTCTCTACCTCGGTCTCACTGTCCTTGGAGGACATCTTCTTCCAGATGAAGAAACCGCCGATAAGGACGAGGAGGACCACTGCAAAGATCACAGGCTTGGGCACTGAACTGATAAATTCCTGGATTTGCTCGACGAATTGCATCTCGTATATATTTACATATCTATTTTTATTTTGAAAATAAACGCATTAATAATCATTAATAATGTAAGCATCGTCGGTGTATTCGTCCTCAAAGATGTAATTGTCAGAATCCTCGAATGCCGCCATCTCTTCGTCGTAAGTCATGTAGGGCTCCTGCTCCTCATATACCCCCTGGTCAATCTCGCCATACTGCTCGGTCTCAGAGTCGTACTCGTTGTAGTAAGAAGGAGACGACATTGTGAATATTAATTAATTATACATTTGTAGAGACATTGGTTTCCTTATATAGATATATGGAGAATGTCATTTGACCCCGGGAACACCACCTGGAGTCATTTGATCCCTGTATGACACGTCACATTGGATATTCTAACCAAAAAAATATTGATTCTAAGTATAATGTGGCAATTCTTGTTACTAGCGATGTTGGCGCTTATCGCATTCCTCGTTATACGTAAGCAGCAAAAGCGAAAAAATCCCAGGGACGCCACAAGTAAACAGCTGGTCGAAAAAGCTGATATTGCAGATATATTTGGCGAGGATCTATTGGATCTAGCGCAGAAAAACTCTGGATAGTGATTTAATTTTATTACACGATTGAATATGACCATTTGAAACCATAAGCTGTTTTAATTTTACTACGGGCGCACATGCTTATTGTCGATCCGTATTTTTCTCCCAAATGCCGCGCCGCTTCTTCACACGATCCGAAAGATCCTATAAAATTTCCTTTTAGACCATACTGATACACTTTTTTGGAATTATGATTCTTCACACCCCTCCGTGCTTCGCTAATCTTTCGCTTGTGTTCCTCACTCTTTGGTATACCAAGTGCTGCTTCACTCAGCTTTTGTATATGTTCTTTGCTCTTTGGGAACCTCATTTTTTGTATGTGTCCCTCGCTCTTTGGTTTCCTCATCTTTTGTATGTGTCCCTCGCTCTTTGGTTTCCTCATCTTTTGCTTTGTGTCTTCACTCAATTTTCCATTAGCACCGCCTCCTTCCTTGAGGTTGTATCCACTCGGCGCCAACGTCCCCATTTCTCTCACCAAAAGTTCTTCATCAAAGTTCAAGTCTTCGTCGGGACATTCGTACCAATCCTTTTCGAAGTTATTCCAACCGTACATTCGAATGGCATTATAAAACGCCCTACAGCCACTGCTTTGTCCTTTTCGATGTTCTTCGAGGCGTTTTTCTATGGGACGAATCGTTTGGCCGATATACGACTTTCCTGACGGCGACGTGAGTATGTAAATATAGCCCATTTATATTTACATAACCATATTCTTTATTACATAAGTTGTTTAGCGCAGAAATACCCTGCTCAGGACATTCACCGCAAGGACGGTGATGCAGATCTGCTTGGTCTTCTTTTGCATATTTCTCATTTCGTTCTCAAAAGATACGCGCATCGCCTTCATTTCTTCCTCGATCCCCTTTCCATGGCTGTCGATTATTCCGTGCATAACACGAATCTCCTCTGTCACGGCATTCCCGTGATAATCGATCTCTGCCCCGATGCCGGCGATTTTACCGGGGAAAGAAATAATGGAATTCATTTGTGATATTTACTTATTGTTATCATTATTTTCTTGAATTTTTGCAATAGAAATTACAAGATCAGAAGGGCGTCTGATTCGAGTTCTGTCCTCTGTTTTGTAGATTCTGTATGACATCATGATGTGGAACAGATCATGAGCACTCGGCAATTCTTCTATTACTTTTTCGAGGATTTTGTCCCGTTTATTCAAATGCTTCAAAGCGCATATTCTTTTCTTGATCTTCGCCTCGTAGTCTGCGAGATCTTCAATCGCTTCTTTTTCGATTTCTTCCTGGGTTTTTTTGCTCGGCGGCGCCGTGGTATACTTGGTTACGAAGTATTTAGAAAGGAATATCTTATCAATGATGTCATCGGGAGTGTTCGGGGCGTAGTATTTCACCCAGCTCTTGGCAAATTCTATCTCCTTGGCAACATTAAATACATATCTAATAGTCTGCTTCGTTGTCATTTATATTACACTAATATTTATTTAAAAAATGAAAAGATTGTTTGTCGATACAAAGTGAATATTATATCAACAAACCGTCTTATTTATTAAACTCTTGGATAGGTATGGTTAAAATGAGTAAACCACTCGAGTATTACTTCGAAGATGGAACTCATGTAATTTTCAACAAGTATACCATAGAAAATGGAGTCATCAAGAATAAACAAACAGGTAAAACATTGAGTTATAGCAGGAACAAGGCGGGATATAATATATGTTCCTTATACGACGACTGTGGCAAACGACTTTCTATTCGTATTTCAAGGGCGATCGCAAGTACTATTCTTGGTCCACCTCCCACACAGGCACATACCGCAGACCATATTGACAGAAATCGGGAGAATGATACGGATGAAAATATAAGATGGTTGTGTAAGTCCGGACAAGTTTACAATCAAGAACGACAGGAAACTTTGAAGTCCGCATTCGTTATCATCAAGGATGGTATTGAGAAAACTGCCAATGATTGGGTCGACCATTTGAGAGGAGATTACACTCCAAAAAAAATCAGGGAATACGCTCGTAAGAGGTATCATGGGTTTTCGTATAAGGAATATCCTGACCTACGAGAAGAAATATGGAGGGAAGTTCCAGGTTCAAAAAGCACTCAGGGGCGTTGGGAAATATCAAATATGAATAGAGTTAAATATATCACGAAAAACGCGGAAAATGTGATATCAAGAGAACGTATCAATTTGAGTAAAGGATATCCTATCATATGTTTTAACGAACGAGATTGGTATTGCCATATACTATCATTCATGACGTTCTACCCGGAAGAATATGCTAATAAGAAAACGAATGAAATAGTGCTTCACGAAGATGACAACCGATGCGATTTCAGACCACATAAACTTCGCCTAGGCACTCCAAAAGAAAACACTACCGATGCGCATGATAATGGAAAATATGACGGAAAGAAGTCTATGAGGATGAGATGTGCTTCATATATAAACGATATTTTTGAGAAAGAATACGCCAGTCAAAGTGATGCCGTGATATATTTGAAAACTAAAGGGTATTCGAAGGCGAATGTTTCTGGGATTTCACAAGCGCTCGATAAATTTAAAAATCAACCAGATAAAATAGTCATTCGTTATGACCGCACGTGGAAGGGTATTTGATTATATTTACCATATCGTCAACACCAATTACTTAATGATACACAATACAATGAAGTGTAAAAATGTCGGTCATTCCGATTCCCACAGACGTCAATATCTCCACACTTCACCCACGTGTGGTGGATTTATTCAAAAAACCTCAATACGCCCAGCGAACACCGGAGTGGTATGAAGTTCGCAAAAGTTTGATGACTGCGTCGGAATCATCTTCTGCTCTCGGTATAAAACCGTTCAATGGTTTTCGCGGTTGTCCGCGCGAAGATCTTCTCATGAAAAAATTGAACGTAGTGCCAGTTCTCGGCATGGCGCTTCAGCATGGTGTGAAGTACGAGACAGAAGCGGCAGAGTTGGCAATGAACATCCTCGGGGAACGAATGTTCGAGTTCGGGTTGGTCGTGCACGATGATTACCCATGGCTTGCGGCATCACCAGATGGGATCACTGCCAGAGGGTATTGTGTGGAAATCAAGTGCCCTCTTCGGAGAAAGATTATTCCAGGGGAGGTGCCCCATCATTATTACCCACAGATTCAGGTTCAAATGGAAGTATGCAATGTTGATTTCTGTTATTTTATCCAGTACAAACCGGGTTTCTTGTGTGACGGCGGGAAACCGTTCATCGACATCGTGGTCGTGGAAAGGGACCGCATGTGGTTCGAAGCTCGCAAAAACATCCTGCTTGGGTTTTATACCGAACTTATGGAGCGCAAGAAAACGCACATATCAGTTACCGAAGAAGCGAGCATCACCGAAGACATTGCAGAGTGTCTCTACGACGTGGACCGTGAACCGTACGAAAGAGAATACGATGATGACTCTGAACCAGAAGTTGCCATCGAGTGCGTAATTTCTGAAGATTTGTATTAATTTTTAAAAAAAAATAATATTTAGGATTACATATAAAGATTATGTTTGAAAATGTTGCAATCAGGATCCTGGTTGGTGTTGTAATAATCGCGCTCGGATTTATGGTCCTCAAATTCCTTAGCGCAGACAAAGAAACAACGATAGTAGAATACAAGGCACCTGCTTTCAGAACAAAAGAAATACGGTCGAAGATGAACTTGCCAAAAGGCATATTGAAACGGACTGGCGCGCCATCCACCCAAAACAACGTTTCGTTCGCGCCCTCAGCGACAGATGCGACCATGTCCGAATACGGTGCCTGGGACACTAACAGAAATTCGAGTTCCGGGATTATGAATCAACTCACTAACGTTGACGCCTTGACGTCCGGACAAATGACCCCAATGACACCACCCCCGATGGCATCGTCGGTCAACCAACTACCATCTGTTCCACTCCTGGACGGTTATTCTGGAGATGATGGCGATATGTTTGGTAGTGATCTGTAAGGGGTGTTATACGACCATTTGAAACCATATGCGGTTTTACTTCTACCCCACATACATGCGCGAACATTTGACCCATCTTTTCCTCTCAAGTGCCGCTCTGCTTCTCCAGTAGAAGCGAACGAACCAAGTAAATTTTCTTCTAGATCATACTGATATACTTTTTTAGAATTGTGATTTTTCTCACCCTTGGTCGAATCACTAATCTTTTGTTTAGTTTCCTTACCCATAGTCTTACCAAGGTTCGCGTCACGAAGTTTTTGTTTGGATTCTTTGCTAAGTGGTATTCCAAAATTGTGATTCTTCTCACCTTCTATTGATTTGCCCTGCTTTTTTTTGGATTCCTCGCTCCGTATTTTTCCAAGTTGAGATTCGCTCATCCTTTGTTTGGATTCTTCGCATGGTTTACCACGATTACCACCGCCTTTCCTGAGATTGTAACCTTCAGGCGCAAGCGTCCCGAGGACTTCTTCCATTAGTTCCTCGTGTTTGTTCAAGTCGCTGTCTGGACATTCGTACCAATCTTTTTCGAAGTTGTCCCATCCGTACTTTCGAATGGCGTTATAAATACCTCGGCAATTAGTACTCTTTCCTATTTCGTGTTCTTCGAATCGTTTTTCTATGGAGCGAGTCGTTTGCCCGATATATGATTTTCCACTTGGCGACGTGAGTATGTAAATATAGCCCATGTATATTTATGTATATTTACATAATCGTATGCTTTATTTATAAAATGATTTGACGATATGTTTATTCTATTTTCTTTAATATTTGAGACATTCTTGAAGCACCAAGTTTAAATGCCTTTTTAAGAACTTTCGGATTTTTGAAATCTAACACGGTTATTTTTCCAACATCTATTGATAGAACATTACTATCAGGCGAGTACCTGTCCCGAGTTGAAATTGCTATTAAACTCGTGAAGAATTTGTCGATGCTGTTTATGTCTTTATGAGTGCTGTATTCTGCAGAATCATATCTGATACCAAGCGTGTTATGCACATTCTCCAGGTTATTGACATAATCGATAGGAAATGCGTCCGTCAAAGCACCGTCTACGTAGACTTCTCCCTCGTGGCGAACGGCAGAAAAAAAGATTGGAAGGCTGCAACTCATGCGAATCGCGGTCTTCACATCAAAATCAGGAGTTTCTGTAGGAGAGAAATATTTGGCAGACAAGGTCGACATATTTGTCGCACAAATGATCAACGTCACGCCAGTTTCGTCGTAGATGCTCTTAAACGTGTGAGACCTGTCCCCGAGCACGATGTCAATCCATCTGTACAGATGGGCACCTGTATCAATCCCGAACGCATTAGAGAAATTACCAATGTCAATAGACGGTACATACGTTTCGTTAGCGAACGCTTTGCACATTTCTATGCAGTTTCTGTTCAAAGCAACGCCAGTCGCGACAATAGCCCCCGCCGAAGTTCCTGCAACAGTTTTCAATTCTTTAAGATGTCCATTTTTCAGGAGAATATGTATCGCTCCCAGACCCGCCATGGATTTTGCCCCTCCGCCTGCGATGACGAGAGAGTCTAGGTTCCTTACGGAAATATTACAGGGTTTGTAGGTCGCCATTCTTGTACTACAGCGACATTTTTTTAAGACACGAAGAACGCATACTGTCATTTGACCCCGGGGGCAGAAAACTCTATATAATATACACTCTACTAAGTGTTGTCTACCCATTTTTACAAACGCAAAAAATACATATGCTATCTTGTCTCTTCGGATCCTGCTTCAAGAGGACCAAGACCATGGTGCTCACCGTTGACGAACTCCTCAACGCGACGGAACCTGTGGGCGGTGCTAATGATATCCAAAGATACAAAGGTATTAGGAAGATCGGATCTGGTGCTTTTGCAAAGGTGTGGAGAGCGGTTGATACACACACCAAGCAAGACGTGGCGATGAAGGTGTCTTCTTCGCGCTATACAAATAGCACACTGGAGAAGGAGTTTTTCATCCTGAGGAAAATGAAAAATCCCCACATCATCTCGCCCATCGCGTTTTACTACGATCGCCGTGCGCTGGTGACCACCCACATGATTCTTCCTTTCATGAAGAAAGATTTGTATACACACGTCGTCGAGGAGGACCGGTATATGAACGAGGAGGATCTCAAGAAACTCGTGGTCGACATCGCGGATGCCATCAAGCATGTCCATGACCTGGACCTCGTCCACAGGGATATCAAGCCAGAGAACATCCTGGTCGACGACAATGGAGACTACGTATTGTGTGATTTTGGAAACGCCGAGCACGACAACTCGCTGAGTTTGGACGGCCTGAAGGGATCGCTTTTCTACATGGCCCCGGAAGTCGCGGCGGCCCATGTGAAGAGGAACAAAAACACTATTCCATTTTCCATCGGCAAGCCAATTGACATCTTCTCCTTTGGAATGACGCTGCACAATGTTGCAACTCGGGTCATGGGAGGGGCCAACCCCAGCAACAAAGCGGAAATGAATTATATTGATGAAATCTCACGGTTTGATATGATGCCCCAGGTTGATGACCTTACCGACCGTTCCGATACATTCAGGGACCTGCTGAAGATGATGCTTTACCGGAGCCCGATTGCGCGAATCACGGTTGAGGAGATCCTTGAGCACCCATTCGTGACCGGAAAGGATGCCATATTGACATCAGGTCCTATGTAATCCAAAATCCATGTAATCAAATCATAAATTAAAATGGAAGCCATCACTCTCGCAGAGCTTGCAGCAACAGAATTTGCAACGAGTGTCATAAATGAAATTGCAAAGAAGAAGAAAATGAGCGGAATGACGATCGCGCCGTTTATCCCAGGAGTAACACATAATCACCCCCCGTGTGATTTTGTAGTAGAATCATGTGCATACTGTGCGCGCAAAGGTAACGTTTTTTCAGAAGATTACACTGAAGATTACGCTGGCAAAGACGCGGATGACATCATTTGCAAGTATAGAACTAAGATCTTGAAAATATTCGAAGAAATGGAGAAGGAAATTTCTGAAATTACGGATACAACTATGAACCATACACATGACGATGACGATGACGACCTCGAACGTATGCTCATGGAGGGGCTCATGTGAAATTACTTGGGCCAATTGCACACACCGATCGAAGTGTCCCAGAGAGTACCCTCGGCACATGGCATCTGAGTTGGAGTTGTCCGCCCTGGTTCACAAACACTGAAGAATGCATCCTGGTCGGTTCCAAACGGCTCGCCTCCTTCGACCCCAGAGCATTCACCAGACGGGGCTGGCGCGGGGTTAGGCACTGGCGTGGGTCCAGGTGCGGGTTTAGGAGCGGGCCTGGGTGCGGGTTTAGGAGCGGGTCTGGGCGCGGGCTTGGGGGCAGGCTTGGGAGCGGGCTTGGGAGCGGGCTTAGGGGCGGGTGGAGTAGGCCGGGGGAAAGGTGTCGGTGCGGGCTTAGGGGCGGGTGGAGTAGGTATCGGGGGGGTAGGTTGACCTCCCTTCTGGATTTTCACAAACTCATAAGGAAAGGCTTCGCGTATAACGACAGTTACGTTTTCCCCTTTGATCATACGGTGAGAAACTAACGTAGCGATCTCCGTCGTTATAACCCCCCCGGGAAGAGTATATTGAACTTCGACTTGGTTAGGGCTAATCACTCTCATGATTCTCCCAGGGGTAACGCGCGTTTTTACGGGCGCAGGTGCAGGGGTAGGTGCGGGGGTTGGCGCAGGTGCGGGGGTTGGCGCAGGTGCAGGGGTTGGCGCAGGTTTTGGTGCAGGTGCGGGGGTTGGCGCAGGTTTTGGTGCAGGTGCGGGGGTTGGCGCAGGTTTTGGCGCAGGTGCGGGGGTTGGCACAGGTGCAGGAGGTTGGGGTACTGGGCCAAGAGCACTTGCACATTCTTTGGAAGATGCACATTGTTTCTCCCCCTGGTCATCATCCCAATTGCGGCCTGTATCAAATGTACCGTCTGGACATTTCCATTCTGTTCCTGCAGACTGTCTTGGAGAATATGCGCATTCTTTCTTTTTAAAAAAGGTCGTGTAGATGAAATAAATTGCAATAATGGCAATGACCACGAGCGCTATGATGATGAATATCTTCATCTTTCCAAACCCAGTTGCAACGCCTACGGAGCCTTTCCCCATACCAATGGCAGTCGTAAGTCCGCCGAGCGCGAATGCTTTGGCCGTTGATGCAACATTTTCTCCAGTTATACCTCCAACCGACCCTCCGGCTGAGGGCGCAGGAGTGTTTCCGATGTTATTTCCGAAGTTATCGTTTCCGAAGTTGTTTCCAAAGTTGTCGCCGCCAAAGTTGTTTCCGCCGAAGTTGTCGGTTCCAAAGTTGTTGCCGCCGAAGTTGTCGGTTCCAAAGTTGTTTCCAAAGTTATTGCCTATATCATTTATTACCTTTTCCGCGGCCATTTCTTAATATAATACTACTATTATTATTTATTTTGTTTTTGTTCCTTCTTTTTAGAATACGCTTGGCATATCGGGTATTGAAACCTGGGTGGCGGTGGAGGGGCGCGCGGTTTGGTCCTTTCTTCGTCCATACTACACTTTTTAAAATAAAAATGTCATTTTACCCCGGGTAATAAGAAAGAATTCGTCTTTTGTCATTTTTAGAATGTGCATAAATAGGGAGTTTCAGTCTCTATTGTACCAAATTAATTACGCTCATCATGAACACAATGATCTCCGTAATCCTGCTCTCCCTGCTGGCAGTGGCTTCCGCCGACAGGCTCAAGATTAAGAATAATTGTGATACTGCCGTTGAAATAAGTAGCATTTACTTTCCGACTGGGACCGGCATCCAGTGTTATAAGATGCAAAAGCTATCGGTCGGAGATACGTTCACGATTGATAACTTCTCCCACGGCGACGATGTGGTGCTTCTCAAGTCGTCTTCTAAGCCTACTTCGGGTAGTTTTTTGCATATCGGTTCTCTAAAGAGGGTTATGGGAAAGGAGGAAGACATCGGAGGAGAGTGCTCCAAGCTGA